TGTTCGAGAGCCACCACTACCCCGTGAGCCTACTACGACCGTGTAGTCTTGTGCAGCGAAAGTCAATTTACTGATCGAACAACCTCCACCCCCACCTCCATTGGTAATAACTTGACTACCACTGTTTGCAAAACCGCCAGCACCACCACCACCTGCTCCGATCACAAAAACCATCGCTTCCATAGCCATTGGGCAAGCCCACGTTCGACTAGTTTGAAAGACCATTGTTGGGAAGGGAGTATTACCTCCCCCTCCCCCGCCTAATATTACGGTCATGCTAATTGCTCCCAGCCGATCGTTCCATCGACATATACAAGTTGGCTTGATGCCCCGGTCGCTAACGATCCGTCTGAGGCGGTTGATTGTATGTTACTGCCATTTCTTCCAACGGTCACAAGACCAGCTCCTCGATTTTTGAGTACGACTGTTTGTCCCGCTGACGGACTTGCTGGCAAAGTTATCGTCACGGCTGAACCGCTGTTAACGATTAATTGATCTCCCGGTAAAGCAGTGTATGCGCCTGTCTTAATGAGCCAGGCGTTATAAGCGCCTCCGCTGGTAACCCAATCCAAAACCCCCGCGCCGTCCGTAGACAGAACCTGATCGGCTGTCCCGTCCGTTGCTGGCAAAGTTAGAGTTACATTTGAGGCGACTGTCGCTGGCGCTTGAAGCGCAACGTACTGACCGCCGCTTGAATCCTGCAATCGAATGTCGCCCTGGCTGGTTATATCAACCTGGCTCCCCGTAAAGGTTCCGTTCGTGATCGAGGCGTTAGCGATTGTTGTCGTGCCGCTCAAATTTAAATCTGCAAGCGCGTCAATCACAGCGGCTCCGCTACCAGCGCCATCCGTATAAACGACTTTGCATTGACCGTTAGGGATCGTGATGCTTGCACCACTCCCCTGGCTGATAACGATTGATTGGTTTCCCGTTGTCGCGTTGTCGATGATCCAAACTTTGTTCACAGTGTTAGGAGCGATCGTTACTGTCCGGGTTGCCGTCAGAGTTGCGCTAGTTATTTTCAAATGGAACGCACGAATATCGTCTGCCGATCCATCAGGCATAGTAAATGTAGCGTTTGCATCGCTGGCAATGTTTTTTGACTTGCTTGCCAGAGCGGTTGCGAGATTGCTGATCGTGGTATTAGTGAGAGTACCCCACGTTCCGCTTGCCTCACCTACCCCGATTTCCTCTAGTCGAAGAGGGTTACTAAAGCTTGATGCCATTATTTATATCCTCGTTGGTTGCACGACCCAATCGGTCGTAGCAATATTTTGTTGGACCCACTTTCGCCGGGCATTAACGACAACGCTTGCTGCCGCATTAATTTCAACATCTGACAAATGAACCTGTCCTGCGAAAATAGTGACGGTCGAGGTTGCAGGGATAACGACCGCTGTACCCTGGCTCTTGATCGCTGAGACAGTAACCGTCGAAGCGCCTGGCATTGCAACGGCAGCGTCAACATACGACCACTGACCATATCGTCCAACGCTCCAAGCACCATTTCCGAATCCTTGAGACATCTGTTAAGCCAGGTTGATATCAAGATCATTCGCCGGAATTCTCAAAACGTCCCCAATCGCAATATTCTTTGCGGCTGTTAAGTTCGCAAACGCTAGAAGGTTTCCGCCGCTCGTTGCGTCTAAAACAGCGGCAGCAACGACATTGCCATAGGCAGCGGTCGCAGTCGGAAATTCCACGGCGCTCTGGTTTGTCGATTGAGTCGCACTGGTTGTGAACGTGGCCGCTCTTCTGACGTATCCGCCTCCCGTAACCTCCGTTCCGCCTCCCGAAGCCGTAGGCGCTACTGTATAAAGCGCAACGTAATAATTTGAAGGAGCAGTAAAAGCGTTGCCGCTGAAAACGTGGTCCAGAATCTCGTTTGATAAATAATTACTGAAGGCCATTTCTTATCCTTTATTGAAGAGGAGAGAAGCGCATTCTTACGCTCGTCTGGCCCCTGGTCCGTTGATCTGATTCTTCAATGTCTAAAACTTTCTTCGCATATAGCGAGGCCCAGGTTGTTATTCGCTCGTCATCTCGTAAGTAAGGGGCGCTCTGTAAAAGCGTTCCATACAAGTAAAGATCAGGAGCCAACTCTAGGAGCCAGTTTGTTGTGTTTGTGTTTGAGAGCTTCGGCACGTTTCTGAAGTAGACGAGCTCCGCCGTATAGCTTGCATCGGGACTTGGAAAGACCTGAAACTCAGTACCGATATTTGTGTAATGGGTTGGGCGACCGACTGCCGAGCTTGTCGCCTTCAACTGATTCAGTGCTTCCCCGGTAACATATTCAAGGGGCGTTACTGGGTTTGTTTTAACGATCAATTGCTGACTCTGCATCCAATCGCTAGGAGTTGCCGAATACTCGCTGTCAATCGTTGCATCCGATCTTGTAATCATTTTTCGATGGCGAAGCGTTCGCGTGAACTCAGCTTCCGCCAGGGTAATGAAGTCAGGAATCTGCGCGGTCAGGTCAGACCGATTTAGCCAATCTGCTATCGAGCTTTGCAGTTCTGCGTAGGAAGAAAGCGACATTAAATCGTTCCGCCTCTAGTTCTGAAAAACTTGTTATCTGAATCGTTAAGCCAACGCTTCAATCGTTTTTCATCGTCCACAATTCCTTTCGCTTTTAAGTCGTAATAAATACTTAAAGGAATCGACGCAACCTTAGAAAATTCCCCCCACTTGTCTCTTTTATCCACGCCGTTTGCCGATCGCCTGTTAACCTCGATAATCTTTGAGACATCTTGGCTAGTTGAGATGACAAATGAGTCGTCTGCGAGAGTTTCACCGGCTTCATAAGTGAAGTCAGTTTTTATCCCAGACTGCGGATCAAAACTAAGGTTGCGCTTCATCTTTTTCTACCTCTTTACGAAGTGGTCAGGTCGCGGATTACTCCGAGCCCTGCTTCGTTGTCAACTTGCAACCCGGCTTCCATTAACAGGAGCCATTTGGATGCGTCACCAGTTTTTGCAAGCTCTTGCGTATTCATCGGACGCAAAGTTGCTAACTGGACCATGTCAGGATCGATTACATACGCATCACGATTTCGTGAGAAGCGATTCGGGACCACCGAAAGGCTACCGAAATCCGAAACATATACATCGGCAGCTCCGATAATTGTTGTCGGACCATCTGGAGCCATGTAACGCTGTGCCGCGATACCAGCAAAGCTACTAACTTTGACCTTGTTGAACGGGTTAACCATCAGAAACTTAGGGTCGCCCCCGTTTTCAAAAACGCTCTGTATGACAGGCTTCAACAAAGTTTCGGTGAAGGCTCTCTGCGTTCCGTTGACGGGTCCGGCGTTGGGAATTCCGCCTGACAAAGTTGGGTTCACGCCATTAGTACCCAGAGAGGTATTAGATGTTAACCAACTTGTTAGGGGGGCCGTTTTCCGAGCCGCTGAAGTAGAACCACCAGCGGCTGGCGTATGCACTCCGCAAAGGTTGAACTCAAGGTCACGACGCAAGGCTGCACCATTCTGTGCTATGTTATATGCAACGCTACTTCTCCGGCCAGCTAAATCGAGCGCCCCAGCTAGGTTGTCAGCGATGATAAAATCTTTACGAAGGATTTGTGAATAATTCCCCAGTCGAACTGTTGGGACCACTGCTGTGAACGCGGCAAGATCGTCACCGTCGATATGATGGTTTGCTGCTGCGTTTGCTAAAGAATCCACTCTTGTTACCGCGACATCATTTAAATGCCGCTTCTGTAAGTTGTCCCTTACAGGTCGGACTATATCATCACCCTTCGATACTAATTTGAAGGGGCTGGGAGCTCGTGAGCGGGTTATTCTTTCGTCACCGCCTAGTCTCTGAACCGGCTCTGCCCCTTGGCGCTTCGCGCTTCCATGCAGAGATTGGCTGCTGATTGTCCTTCGCAAAGCGTTAGGATTTTCCAGCAATTCACCCAGTTTTCTATATGCTGTTACCAACATTCAGACCTATCCTTTAAGTCTGCCACTCAAAAAGAGTGTTAGTAATTTTCCTGCGCTTCGTCATGTTACTGACGAAAGGCGTGGTTTCGGGGCTGATCTGGAAGATTGTGTTACTAAGGTCTTCTCTGTTACCGACCGCCGAATACCGAGTAAAAGTATTGGCAATAATAGTCATTATAATTTCCTATAAAAAAGATTCTAAAAGGCTTGCGGCATCGCTCACCTTTCCTGAGTTTTTAAGTTGTTGACGCTTTTGCTTTTGCAATTTTGACGAGGGCTTCGGTGTGCTTCCG